ATTCCTTTTTCCAGAGCACTTCGATAATGCCTGTTACACATACCCCGCTTTACCGCCTGCATGCCACACCCAATCACGCCGCACACTCCTACCTGCATTCTGAATCCTCCAGAATTTTGGTGAAACCGGTTTCAACTTGGCGATAACCCAAGAACTGAAAAAACTTCCCAGCCTTATTTACCATCTTGACCGTGATGCAGATCTCCTTCGCGCCGAGCTGGCGCAGCGAGTTCTCGACGTAGGCAACGAAGCGCATAGCCGTTCTTCCCTTGCGCGCTTCCGGCAGCAGGTACAACGTGTCCTCAGTCGCGATCAGCGTCTGCGTATGCGCGCTTCTATCCAGGTACATAGCGCAGTTTCCAAGCAGCGCCCCATCCCTCCTGAGCGTGAAGAGAACATAGCGTCCGGCTCGCTCATAGCGGATAAATGTTCGATAGTCGGGATTGAACGGTAAGCCGTGCCGGTGCTCTTCGGTCTCGGTCCAATGCGATTTGTGAAGAGGCTTTATCTCTTCCTCGATGTCCTCGATGCGCTCCACGGCAAAGGTGAATTCGCCGGATACTCCAGGCTTGATCCGCTCGATCACGTCGAATGGAACCAGTGTGGGAATCTGGTCTGCGGCAAGCATGATGTCTGCGGCAAGATCACTTGAAAGTGGCAGACCTATATTCGCTTTCAGTAAAGAAACAAGGTAATCGTTCATCCATCCAACCTATTCAAAATTTGCTCGACCGCATCGCGGACCGAATTGGTGTACTGGTACAGCGCTTCACATTCCGCCTTCGTTGGGGTTGCGGAAAACGTTAATGTTTGAGCCGAAGGTATCTCGATCGCGTTGCCGCGGCGGCCTATCACCGTCTCTAAGATGGTGCGGAGCCAATCAGGTGCCGTTGCCGGAATGCCGGGCTTTTTGATGCCCGAAGAGGTCGCCTTGACGCCCGTGAGCGCATCTTCAAACACGATCCCGTTATTGACGATGCCTGAAGCACTCACGAGATCATTGCGATTCGTGCGCGCCAGGCTGCCCTTTATGATTGTCGTGCCAGAAGCAGAAACGGAATCGTTGGCATTAGTGACCGCTACTGTTCCGGTTGATCCGGTTGAAACAGTCCCGCTGGCTGAACAGCTATCGTCAGCATTCATCGCAGCCAGGGAGCCGGTTACCGTCGTGGTTCCCGCTGCAGCAACCGAATCATCGGCATTCGTTCTCGCAAGTGATCCGATAACGGTAGTCGTTCCACTCGCTGCGCTTGTGTCGTCAGCGTTCGTATAGTTGACCGAACCGCTAACGCTTGATCCAACCGAACCGCTGGCGCTTACCGTGTCATTCGCATTTGTAACGGCCAGCGCACCGGTGACCATGGTGGTACCGCTCGCCGCAGAGGTGTCATTGGCATTTGTCTTAGCCAAAGACCCTTTGATAGTCGTCGTTCCAGACGCCGCCAGCGTGTCATTACCATTGGTTCTGGCAAGACTGCCGATTACTGTGGTTGTCCCACTCGCGGCCAACGTATCGTTGGCATTCGTGACATTGACCGTTCCGGTTACGCCGGAGGAAGCCGACGCAACCAGATAAAGCTTTCTTTGCGGCGCGAAGATGATGTTTGGATTTGCCGCAATCCTGGCGACAAGTTCATCATCCAGAAACTTGTCAAGGAGATAGAAGTAGGAAAACCTTGCCGCAAGGTTTGTAGTTCCGCCGCCACGCTGATTTCCGACCCATAGAGGGTTTGTGACAGTTATCGGATTCCGGCCGGTTGTGGATGCAACCTGTACGCCATTCCGAAACCAGTCACATGTACCAGCTACTTTATTTCGTAAGGCACCATGCACCGTCTGACCGGTTGGCCAACCAGAAGAAGCGAGATCGCCACTGTATCCGCGGGTGGAAAAATATAATGTTCCACCAGCTGCCTGAAAGATGTTCCATCCGCTGACGCCGTTGACCGTGCAGTCGGCGACCCCGCCGAAGCTGGTGAATGAGTCGAATATCCCGCCGAATAGCAGCGTGAATTCCGCGTAGGGAATATTTGCCGTGCCGAAATCAGCATACGTGGTCGAGCCGTCAAACTTTAACGCCGGACCTGCATCAGTAGAATCAGAAGCCAGTGTGCCATTCAGAGTTGGGTCTTGAATCAGGGACCCGAATTCACCGGTGGCGTTGTTTCCGCGCCACCCATTCACGTCGCCATACTGGATTATGGCGTTGGATACCCCGGCAAGAATCGGGTGCGAAGCGTCTACCCTTGAACGCTTCGGTGGCTGCGACGTGTATCGCCGCGGCAGGATGAGCATTAGGTGCCTACGGCGGTTATATCGGCCTTGTAGATGGCGCCGGAGGTAAGCGCCACGCCCATATCATTTTTGACCACCAGCTTAAGATACCTTGCAATCGGAAGATCAGACAATTTCATAAATCGGCGATGCGTGCCGGTTGATTGGATCGTGAACGCCCCTACCCACTGCAGATCTCCCTCATCGGTCGTGGTCGTGCCGCTCGTCGGCCCTGTTCCAAAATTCGTGCTATCGAGTGAAAGTTGCGCCCACACCAGAATACGTTTGTTACCGCTAGGAGTTGACCCAGGGGTTACCTCGATTTCCAACGTTACATCGGTGGGTATTGTCGCCCCAAGATCGATGGCCGACGATGCGGTATAGGTAGCGCTCGCGAGCGTTCCCATTGTGAGCAGCGCGGAAGAGCGAGCGCCTTGCGCAAGCGTGAATACTGTAGCCATTATCGGTTCCTCACCATTTCCTCATCGACATAAGGGAGCCCAAGGACTTCGGCACGAGATGCCTTCTGCAATGCCAGGGCTTTTAAATTCGCGGCCTCAGTCGAAGTAATCACGGCAGCCGTCGCCAAGGTATCAAGCATTGCCTGTGTGGCAGCATTTCCGATGTCCAGTCCCTCTGACTCTGTCAGGAAGCCAAACGCCCAATTGAGTGCCGATATGGATGGTGTTGCGGCCTTCAGTTTATCCAATACAGCGGCGGCCGCTGCCGGCCCCCCCGGATAATCCGAGAGAATTCCACGCGCGGTGATCATGCGCGTCTTGACCATCGTTTCAGTTTGATCATTGAGCAATTCCACCACGCGCCCGGGCTGATCTGGAAGGAATGCAGCATATCCCTTACCGGTCGGATCGTTGGTTATCTCGTCTCCAAGAACGCTCATTCAGGCACCTCCACCTTGTCGCCAAGCTTGTCCTTGTCGTACTGCAGATTCATCTCGATGGCCAGGTCATAGAACTTGTACGGCAACTGGCGCCCGAGCACTTCTTTCTCGTATGCGTGTTTGCAGTGGTCCGGGCCTTGGAACGGCAAGAACAACACATTGACGATCTTCTCCAGTACGCGATAGGTCGCGATGTGATCCAGCCGGAAACAGCGGGACGACATGGTTTCATCCGCCGAGCCGCCCAGGATGGCATTGGCCTGTTGATCCAGCGCTATGGTCACCTGGTAGACCCATTCCTTGAACAGGCGCCACATTTAGGGGTTTGCCTCGGTAATTACAAAACTGGTGACACTTACCGGCTGAGTGGCAACGATGCTCGTCGTGGTCAGGTTCAAATCCGATCCAGTGGTCCCGACATCTCCATCCATGACGAATGTCGTGCCATCCGATTTGACTATCCGAAACCATGTGGCCGTTCCGGTAGCGTTGGCGCTGGAATCCTGAGTAATAGCGTTGAGCGTCAGAACGCCGCCAGAAGCGCCAGGCGCGAACGTGGCGTTGCAGGCCAACTCGGCCAGCAAGGTTGTGGCGGTGCCGCCCGTTGCCGGCCTGGTGCCGCTGTAAATACGCAGCAAAGCGCTTGCGCCTGCTCGAGTAGTAATCGCGTCCAGCATTGCGTTTCGTATTGAAGTGTCATAAGCCAAAGCCATTTCTTTTCTCCATAAAAAAAGCCGCGCGAGGCGGCTTGATCTGCTTAAAAACTTCTACTTTCTATACATATCCGCAGTGACATGTACATGGAACCCACATTTTCTATGCCTGTTTCAATCCGTCCATCGTTTCTGCCAGCACTACCCCGGTCACCTTCACGTTCCCGGACAACACCACTTCCACGTTATCGGACTTGAACCCGCTCGGAAGCCGGAAAGCCTTAGTATTCACCACCGTCTTGCTGAACTTCAGTTCATCGTTCGCCCATAATTGGAATTGCAAGGCATCGATTGTCAAAGGCGGGAGTAGCTGCATTTCGTCTCCGCCGATCTCGTACTCTCCCAGAGCTGGGTCAGCCAGGCCGTCATTCAGGCCGGCAACAATCAGCGCCTCATTTGCGGCGATGATCGCATCATAAGCAGCCTGGGAACCAGAACTCTCCGCCTCCGACATGGAGAAGTCCGCATCGATCTTCGCGGCTCCGTAGTTGATCGGTGGCGCCGTGAGAAATTTCTTGCTGCGCCATTCGTAGGAGAGCTTCGTCCCGACATCGCCTTCCCACTGGTAAATTTTCTTGTCTGCGGCGACATAAAGCTTGCCCGTGGCCGGGTCCGCCCATATCTCGGTAATGCGCTGGTTCACCTTCACGAATGACGCAGCTTCGGACTTATCGATCACGAACATCAGCGAGCTATCGTTTGCCGAGTAACCAGCGTAGTAGCGGTTATCCGCCGCAGTCGCGATGAACGTGTCCGGGTTCAGTTCTGACCATTCCTTCTGGGTGAAAAGATCCTTGGTGACAATATCGACCTGCGGCCCCACGATGACCATGCCTTGCGGCGCGGCATATCCCACACCGAACGCAAAACTCGCCACGCTGCTCTTGGACATGCACGGCCACGCCACGCCCAGGTTCTGCATGCCGCCACCCATGGTTACCGGATCCACACCGGTAATGGTGAAAGGGTTGCCCTCGGTCATGCCAACGAGCGTAGTCCCGTTGATGCCAATTGCCACGATGTCCTGATCGTACGTTTGCCGGTAGGCGAGAGGCCAGGCGTAGGGCTTGAATGGCTCGGAGAAACACACCTCGTTCCCGAAGAACCCGCAGGCGATACCATTCGCCATGATGACAATGCCCCGCATGTTGGCGGGCGGCATGAGCCAGTTGGTCGATGGCAGGGTTTCATTGACGGCTGCGACAGTATCCGAGATCGTGTCGCTATAAGTCGTAGTCGCTACCGAAATAGTGACGAGATAGTGATATTCCGTGCCTGTAGCGCTCGTCAGCGTGCGGTATATGCGCTTGGTCATACCAGAGGTATTGTGGGGCCCCACGCGCGCCCAGGTACCACCAGACGTGTATGTCTGCGTCGTGGAGAGGATGATCACGACATTGTTGCCGCTGATACTGTAGATGGGGAACGTGCCGTTCAAATCCGTCATGCCGGAGACGGCGGCGAACGTCATTTCCTCATATGCGCGCAGGCCGAACACACTATTCAGCGTGACCGTGACATAACCTGCAGATGGCGTATCTTTCAATGCGTTCGATATGGTCCCGCTGTTCGGCGGCGCCGTGTCCATGCCGGACAGGCCCCAGGTTGCGTCTACCTTGCTGGTGGTGACATCCGAAGCCGGAGAAGGCGCGGATTCTTCACCCCATGGCGTCACGAAGGTATAGACATAGGACCGGCTGACAGTCGTCGAACTCGCTCCGCCTGTAGGCGTTACGGTCGGCTTGGTAATGGGTGGCGTCACTCCCAGGACGTAACAGCCAGCGGGATATGGCCCGGTCCCGGCAGTAGCCATATCGTATTCCGACGCGCGGGGTTCCCCGTCACCTGTATAGTAAAACCGCCTCGATGTGTTCCCGGCAATCGGCGAACGCGCCACATCGACATCACGATCCCAGGCAAGCCACTTTTCGTTGCCGTCCTTCTCCATCCGGAACATGGAAAGAATGTCGCCATCTATCACTGGCGCGAACACCAACAGCGGGCCGCTACGTGGGCGCAAGTCTCCGGATGTCAGATTGCAATTGGTCGCTACCTGCGCCTGGTTGGGCGCAAGCAACTGCTTTGCCAGTCTCGGAACGAGGCCGGAAAAACCAGCTATGCGGAATGCGGTCATGAATTAATGAAGGGAGGGACAGCCACGCTATGCGAGGTCATCCCACAAACCCTTCAGTAAGAGAGCTTAGGCTGAGGCTTGGCTGGCAGCTTCTTCGGCGGCGGCCAATTGATCTCCGATCGCTTCCAGTTCGGCCTCGTAGCCGTTCTTCAGCGTGTTTTGCAGATGCCTGACTTCCTTCAAGGTGCGTCCGTTGGTTTCATGGACGTATTTTCCTTCACCCTTGCCGGTACCTTCGTTGATCAGTTCAGCGGTTACGCGAAACGTACGAGTTGCCATAATTAACTTCTCCACAGTTGAGTTTTGGGCAGGATTGCCCAGATACACCTTCGTTACGACTCTCCCGTATTTCAGGCGACGGGACTTGCCTATGAGGCCCATGCTCGCCAGATAGCCTTTGATAGCGCGGTGTTCGGTCAGCGTGGGCGCGTCATCCATGGCACGGAAGACCATGCCCTTGAATTCATATTCGGTACCGGTGATTTCGATACAGCAGACACCTCGAAACGGGAGCGCAGCGGGGGTTGGATATAGGAATCGGATCAGGCCAGCAGTAGGAGACAGCCATTCGATAGTGGCCGTGCCGGATTCCCAGTTGAACTCGATGGGCCTCATCGTCTAGACTCAATCTGGTCGAAGATGGCAGCAATACACCAGTAGCCCCAGATAACCACTCCGATTGAGATACCCATGCCGATCATCAGGAAAATATCGAACACGCGTACCGGGAGCCAGGTGTAATATGACCAAAGCACTGAGCCGTACAGCCATAAGCCGGCAATCGTAACAACCCACGGGGCAAGGTTTTTCACGCCCTGCCCTCGCATATCGCCCGTTCCTCGGCCCGCCTTTTTACCAGGCCTGGCAGCACCTTTCTGCCGGGTCCATACTTGAATGCCTCAATGCGCGCGCATGCTTCGGCGTATCGCTCGGAATTAATCAAATCAATCAGATTGGGCGGCTTGCCCGGCGCAGCCTTGCGGCAGAATGTTCCGACTCCCACGTTATAAGCTAGGCGCACGTAGGCTTCGTACTCGTACTGGTATAGCGGCACTGTAACGCAACGCCTGACCCCGGCGGCATAAACACCTTCGATCTCATCTAGCAGCCTCACCAGCGAGCGCGTGGGCGTGGTTTTGTCGCCTATATACACATCTTTGGTTGAGCCGAATCCGATGGTCGGCACATCGCCGGGCACGGGGATATATGCCTCGCCGCGGTATCCTTCATTCACGGCAATCCCTACCAAAGTCGAAGCGGCCAGCACCATCATGGCCACGGTGGTGCGCGCCTGGGTCGGAGTCAGCTTGATCATCCCAGCAACTCCTGCGAAACGCCCGCACCAATCAGGCATATGCCGCCCCAGATCAGGCCGACACCAATATCTGCATACAGACTCGTTCCAATGGTCACCAGCAGCGACCCGGCATATACGCTGGGCCATCCAAAAATAACTCTCACATTGCGCTCCAATATGGTCCCAACAGGACCCATATGCAGTAATGCACCGTCAAAAGAAAACAGATCCCATTTGCCAGCCATCGAATTACCGGATCACCCATTTGATATTTCCCCTGGCATCCATTTCACGGGGCGATCATCGCCTTCCGGGTATGTTCTGGCGTAGAGGGCCAGCATCCGAAGATTGCAGATTGCATGCGCGAGATGAGGCAATCCAGACTCCGCATCAACCTCTTCCCCGCGCTGCCACGCAGCCAAATGCCTCAGAGCGCATGCCAACGGAACGGACCATTGCATTCCCTTCGCCCAGTTCCAGGCCGCATATTTTTCGCGCCCATACATCCACACCCGGGCCTCGTCTTCAAGCGTACAAAGAGGTATCAGGCTGTAATCCGGCTTCTTGTCGTTGAACCTCGCGCCAGACCCTTTTTCATTACTCGTCACATCTCCAATTGCCATTACTTACCTCCGAAATGCATGCGCATGGCAAGCATGCAACCCAACCCGCCGGCCACGCCCGTGGCCACTCCAAGCAGAAGCGTGTCAGCGCGCACCACCAAGAGCACCGTGCTGACCTCGCACAAACCCATGCAAATTGACGTCGGCATGACCCATCGATACCGGTTCTTCACGACATTTATCTGCTGACCGGCTTTGAGAAAAATATAAATAAAATTGATGGCAAACAGCATCAAATACGTGCTCATACCGTGAACGTCTCCCCCCTGAAGAAGCACAGCCCCTCATCTTCGTTCACCACTTCGCAGAGTTCGGGAGGCATCAGTTTTCCCTTGTGGAAAGTCAGCACCGCGAAACCAGAACGGTGGTTCGCTGGCGCGTCCTCTGCGTATGTGAATTGCGGTCCTATCGGATCAGCCAGCGTTCCGGTATCCACTGCATACCTCGTCCCGTTGTAATCGGTATAGGGCCTAACTTGCAGCGCATGAAGATGTCCGGTGATAATCGACGTTCCCGACTTCAGAACGTTGTTATAGGTGGCATGAACCCCGTTGTGATAACGGTGCTTGATCATCGTGCGGCCGTTGATCATCATGCTCCATCCGAATTTCCACATAGGAAAATGATCTTTAAGATCAGTCCCATGAACACCCTCATACGTCGGAACCTCAGCTGAGATGCGGGTATTAAAGCGGATGTCGTGGTTACCCCAGTTCCAGAACAGCGACTTGCCGCCCATCGCATCATGAATTTCATGCATCCTGTCCTGGCAGGCAGATAACTCTTCCTTCACACTCGGAGGTTTCTCCCATCCGATGCGTGGATGCCTGCCGGCGGTTGGCCCGTCAAATGCGTCTCCGTTGCAGACATACATTTGGGGCTTCAAATCTTTTATAACTTTGATGGCAGCTCGATGAGCGGTGGATATAACTCCTGGCCAGTAGTGTTTGTCAGAGCCAACGATCACGACACCGTTTTCAAGATCAACCCGTGTCCGGATGCCGTTATCAGGGATCGTCACTTTCATGTCCGGGCTGTTTGGCGCAGTACAAACCAATCTAATGCCACGCCTTCCCTCTATCGCCCTGCGGCGCCCCAAAACGTTTCTTACAGAAATTCCAAGGACGCTTGCTACAACCTGAGGTGATGAGCTGCGCCGCCACAAAGAGATGAATTCTTCTTCAGAACAAGATGCGGCTGCCATCACTCCACCGCCTGACTGGTATGCAGTCTCAGCCAGTAGTTGTATCCGCTGATACCGACTACCGCGATCAGAAGCGCGATACATACCCAGTCGGTGCGCATGTACCCGAATACATCTCCCAGGCTCATGAGGCCGGATGCCGCAGCCGCGGCGTACCCGGTCCACTTGTTGAATCTCAGCGTCCTACTCTTCTTCCTCGATTTTTTGCAAACCACTTCGTTTTGCTGCTCGCTCAATTCGTTCATAATCCTCCCGGCATTCCGGATTGCAGAAAGCGCCACGTGACGCTTCACCGCAATTCAGGCAGTGGCCGTTATGTTTCGGTACCGGCTTTCTCACTCTGAGTGCCGCATCTCTCGCCAGAAACTCACGCTCCGCCGCACGGTCCAGATCATCCATGTTCTTCCAGGCATTCCAACTTGGCTCGAACATCAGTTTCATGATCTCCAGTCGCTATGCCGGCGCAGGGATGAGTGGCAATAGCGGGGGGCGCAGGGGTTGCCTTAGGGGCATGGGGTTTGTGTTCCTTCGGCTTCGGCGTTTCCCGTGGCGCTGTAACATCAATGGCCGGGGAAACAGGTATTGGTTTTTGTTCGCCCGGTGGAACGGTACAGGCCACCAGAATGGTGGCGGCGATTAAAAGTGCATATCGCATCATCTGCCTCCTCTTGGCCAATGCTGGATAATCCGATCCAGCTTTTCGTTGAACTCGCGCATCGTTTCACGCTGTTCTGCGCGGGTGGATTTGATCTCGTCGCTCAGACGCTGATTCGTCTGCTCCTGATATTGCTCTCCACGCTTGATACCGGCGATGTCGTTCTGGATAGTGTTATAAGTCGCTATCCCAGAGGCCAGTAGCCCCGTAATGCCCAGTATCCCGCTAAGCGTCAGGGTGAAATTCGACGCCCCTTTACGCTGCGGCTTTTCTTCATCACACGTCATGCTTACCCCACGATCAGGAGAGAGATGCCCCATACCAGCAAAGTGACCGCGATTGCGCCTACAATTACCAACGCCGTCCACTTCGATGCCTTCAGCTTGTCCAGCAGGCTGTCGGCTTCAGCATCAGCAGCAGCATTCAGTTGAACAGCTTTTTCTTTCCACTTCGGGGTTGGCAGCGACATTTGAAACCTCCAATAAAAAAGCCGCCCGCGGCGGCATATTTCCTTCATGTGATAGTTACGGCAGTGGACTGAGCCATGCGCGCTTTGCGTTGGCGACATAAGCTGACAGCCCGGCCCGGTTCAGGTACACATTCACTGCACGGAATTTCCATGCCCACTTCAAGGCCTTGATGATGCAATCCGTATCGGTGGAATCGGCAAGGCCAGCCCTGGCCCATGGAATCTCTTTCGAAACGATGGTCGGGATGCCGCAACGCACTGAATCCGCAGCGACGATATTGAACGTCTCGGAGAAGCTGACCTGCATGCACAAGTCCATGCTCGAGATGAGATCCAAGAAGTCGTCATGCTCCAGCCAGTCATGCTTGATCAGCTCGTGACCAGCATTGAAGAAGAGCGCATCGAGATTGCGAACCACCGATTCGCCTTTCTGCTCGACTCGCCCGGCATTGATGTGGAACCTCAATCGAGCCTGCACGGAGTCGGCAAAGCGAATGGCGGAAACTGCCTGCTGGAGATGGTTCTTAAGCGGACGAATCGCGCCGAAACACCCGATGTCGATTACCCGTTCGCGCTTCTTCTTGCCAACGAAACGGGTATAGATGTCCGGGTAATAGTTGGGCAGGTAGATGATCTTGCGCGCATCCTCAGGCCATTGCAGAGCCTTCAGATCAGCAAGCAGAGATGGACTGTTGACAGCCACGTAAACGCTATCCTGCTCCACGTAACGACTGATCCAGTCCATCGCAATGCCTTCGTTTGCCAGGAAAGGAAGGTTGCTGTGCAACCGCACGATCCAACGCACATTGGGATGCAGCTTGCCCAGAATCTCGAACTTCTCCGGCACAACCCACAGCGCCTCGATGGTTACGTGAGTCGGCCGGTACTGATGCACCTCGCGATCGATGTCGTTGTTGTCAGTTACGACAACCAGCTTCGACTGGACTCTGGCGCGCACCAGCATGTCATGGACGAACGTCGAGGAATTGAGCAATCCAGTTGAAAGGTTACCGGCGTAATCTTCGCCACAACCTTCCCTACGCTTCAGGATAAATAGAATTTTGGGCATAAAAAAAGCCGCTCAAGGCGGCCTGTAATGTTTATAGTACTATGATTTCAAAGAAACTTTATTGAGTAGTAGACTGCGTCGAATATCAGGCAGGACAGCAACCAGAAAGCCAGGTCGAGCTTTCCCACTCCTTGCCACTGGTGCTGCTCGAGTTCTCGCTCTACCGCGACTATCATGACGAATATAGGCGCTGCCCAAGCCGGAATAGGCCAAATGAAAGCAGCCATCAGGCACGCACCATAGAACATATGCAGGGATTGATCGCGCACTTCACTGAGCGTGGGTTTATTCATACATCACCATTGAATCGCATCCAATGCAGCCTGACTCGGATTCGCGCCCAGGGCATTGATCTGATCCCGCAGGAGTTGGCGTTTTCCGGTCAGCGCGCCGTGCAGCGGTGCCAGGGCGTCGGCATTGGCAATGATCAGGGAGGCGAGCGCCGCAGGGGCAATGCCGCGCGCTTGCGCCGCGCTGTTGATCCATGGAGTATCTTTTGTCCCGAATGCCCTTGCTTCATCTTCCTGCTTGGGCCAGGACGCGATCTCGTCTTCCGGATACCCGGCTGTCAGCGCCTTAACTGCCGCCTCATATGCGGTATTGATTCGCGAATGAGCATCTGCGATCAGATCCGCAGCTGTTGGCGTCGGCAGCTGAAAATTGATCTGTACATAAGTTTCAGGTATCAAATGATCCTGAGACCCATCTTCTTCGTATGCATAGACGTTGCCGTCATCACCTCGGTAATATTTCATCTCAGTTCAAACCATTTATTGGTTACGCCGGCATTGCCGAATTGAATCTGGTAGGTTGCTCCCGGAGGAACAAGGAAATAGGCAAATGCGCTATATCCCGGGCCATTTGAATACAGCGAGTTCGATACAATCTGCACGCCGTTGACGAATGCGTTGGCGATCATATTGGTGATACCCCCGGTGGTGCTCCAGGCCGATACTGCGATGGTCCGGCCTGTCGAGTTTGTGTAGGTGACTCCCGAAAAGCGGCTCCCTGAAAGATCCTGATAGCCTTGGTTAAACCCCAGAATTACCGCCGCCAGATTGGCAGGAGTGATGGCCCGTGTGGTATCAGTATGGGTCTGTGCTTCGGCATCGGTCGAAAGTTCAACGACGCCGGTTGCAGCAGATGTGGCCGGCTGTTTTATGGCATTGAATGCGTTGGCTGCCGTGGTCTGCCCCGTGCCACCGCTTGCGATCGGCAGGGGAAGAGCAAGCCCTAAGGTAGCTCTCGCCGTCGCCGCATCGGGATCATTCAGGAGAGTCAGGATGAAACTGCTCACGAGCGACGCGTCCAAGGCACCCAATGTAGTGCGCGCTGTTGCCGCATCCGCATCGTTGAGCAATGTCCGGATAAACGCCGAAATGTCAGCCAGCGCCGCCGCTCCGCTTCCCGTAAAGTACGGTAGCTTATCGGCAGCCGAAGCCAGCGCTCCCAAAGCGATCAGATTGGCGTTGGAGAGCGATTCCTGAAGCGCGACGTTGGTCAGCCCGGCGACAAAGTAATCTCCTGCTGCCCAAGTTCGAGCAGTCGTTCCGTCAATACCCCGGCCGCCCACCGCTATCGTCATCGTATCGGTAGACCGCGCTTCGACCTTCACGACCTCACGATTGCCAGATGCGTCTTTGAATATCCCGTAGAAGTAGTCTCCTGCCGCCAAAGCAGGAAAGAGCAGGCCCTGTCCGGCGGTAACGGTAAAGTTCAGACCGGTTGTCCCGCTGGGCGCTGATGCAATCTGTGCTTTGCCAAAATTACTAAATTTGAGTCCAGCCATTATCTGCCCCTCGCATTGATGGTCGTGCGCAATGGTGCCCGCGTATAGTTCCGCGCCTGCCTCATGCCGGCCTGTCCAGTCAGGACCGTGAATTGTTGCTGGTGATAGGTTGCGAGCTGCAGTTGGGTATATGGCTTCTTGGGCGAGGCCATCAGTCGGCCAAATGCACCATGAACCATTGCGTCCCGGTACTCATTGAAGATGTCATCGTCGATACCGATTGCCGCAGGCGATGGCTTCAACGCCACTTCGAGTTTCAACGTACCGGCCACGTCAGGCGTCGGCACAAGGGAGAGCGATGTTGCGCCACCCAGGACATACTGAGGCGTACCGGATTGGTTGCGCCAGTCATAGATCTGGATCCCGGATTCCCCTGTGTGGCAATCGATCTCGTTACCTTCGAACTCGGCATAGGTGACGGCATGCACCACGGCCTGATCAGGAGGAACAAAGTTGTACGAGGGGGCGCCGGCCGTCACTGCGATGTCTGGATGAACGTACTTCCACGCCAGTGATTGCGAGCAGAAATCAATGGCTGCCTGCCGCAGTGCGACATCGATAGCCACGAATGGGCAGCCAGGAAGGTCGCCTGCCACAAAATCATAGAAGTTATCCCACGTTTTCACGGCTGCGCCTCGCTACCGAATAGTTGAGCAAACGCCAGGGAGCGGCCGGAATTCATCTTTTCGTCATCAATCGTCTCGGCCCTGAACGTGCAGTAATCGGCGAGCGTTTGAACGTAGCCGGCGGCCAGCGGGAAGGCGTCTGTGAGCACGTTCTGTCCTGTCGGAAGGTTTGCGTACTGCCCGACGAATAGATCCGGCCGGCGCTTCACTAAAGCCATCATGCCGTGGTTGGCGAACGCCAGCAGCGTTGCATCGGTCACGCGAACCTTGTCCTCGTCGTTCAGCGGAATGCGCGCAAGATCGACAACGGATTGGAAGGTGAAAGCCATTATTTGCTTTCTTCGTCCATCTCATACCGGCCAAACAGGGCGATCACCTTGTGCCGGATAGTGTCCTCGCTCTGGCGCTTGTCCAGGCGCTCGTTGTATTTGGTTTCAGCCCATTCAACGAGAGCTTTCTTATCCATTGCGTGGAAATCCACGACAGGCAGCGGCTCTTCGACAGACTTCTCATCCTCGGTCAAATCTATGGGGTCATTACCTTCCTCATCGTTCATCTTTACCCACGTGTCGCGGAAATGCAGTAGCCGTTCAGCCACCCCAGAGGTCACGTTGCGCACCTGGCCTGGACTCCAATGCAGTCCTACGCCGCGAATGCTGTCCTGCTTGTCGCACTTTCCGATGTATTGCACTTGCATGTTTTGCTCCAAAAAAAGAGCGGCCCGAAGGCCGCCCCAAATCACCACTTCAGGAGATATTACTTGACGCCTTCGGCCTGTCCCTTCACGACTGCGGTCACTTTGCCAGAAGCAAAGGTGGTAGCAGCAGCAGTCATGGTGAGAATGACGTACACGTCCTTTTCGAACTTGATGGGCTGGAAGGCACATACCTTGCGCCCAGCAGCGGTCATGAACGTAGCCGTTGCGCTGAAGTAATCATCCACTGCTGTCGGTCCATCGGCATTGACCGGCGCATAACCGATCTTGGCGGACAGGGTTGTGCCGGTATCCAGGTCATCATTGATGATGTCGAGGTCCGTGACCAACATGCCGGCCGGGATAATCACAGGGCGATACACATCCGCCAGGGCACCAGCGGTCGGGGTAACGGTACCGTAGACTATAGTCCCGTTTCCGTAACCTCCCATGAAGCGCGCCTTGGACGTCAAATCAGGTGCATTGAAAGTTGCCATTGGGAAAACTCCTTGAGAATTAAAGGACTAGCGGGACTATGCCAGCTCCCGCTCACGTCATAATTGATTACAGCACAACCGCGGAATCGACTGCGATCACGCCGAAGTCGGTCGGGACCTTGGTGCCGGTGCCGTCATCGACGGAGAAGCGCACCTTGGAATGGCCGCATACCTTCTCGCCCATGACTTCCAGGTTGCTCTCGAAGTTGTACCAGTGCTCCTTCCATCCGAACTGGATACCGCTGGTCTTGGTCTTGCCATAGGCAATTCCCAGGGCCTGCGCGCCGAGCAACAGCCCGCGCTCGACCGCATAACCGGCTCCCAGCGAACCGTTGACGGTCTGCGCGCTTTCTGTCGCGGTAGCGGCATTGCCAGAAGTGATGATCTGGGTAGAATCACCCGGCATGAAACGGATGGCGCGCTCGTTCTTGATCACCAGGATGCCGTTCCACATTCCGACTTCGCCGGCGAACAGCGGGTGGCGCGTATCGAAATACGCTGCACGGTTCACGGCGTTTTGCTGGAATGCCCGCAAGGAGCCTTCCGTCAGCAGGATGGAATACTGGTTCGGCGTTGCCAGGAAAACCCACATCTTGGAGGTTTGCGCCGCCTTGTCGCCGTCCATCTTGACCGGCTGCAACGGCTGATCCATGTCGTCCAGACGCTTGCGAATATTGTCCAGATGGGCCAACTTGAGCTGATCGGTGGAGGCGATGGAAGCCAGTTGCTGGCCTCCTGCCGTCAGATTCGCGCCGTTCACCACGAAATGCCGGTTGAACGTGGGAGCCTTGACAGGATTGACCATGACAGAAGCGAAGCTCGGCGCACTCTGAAGGGGAATGGTCCAGTCCGTACCTTGCTGCGATCCGCGCGCCCCGGCAAGATGCACCAGAGAAGTTTGCGCGGTCAGGCGGGGGAAGTAACCCGACAGCTCGGCCAGCGCAATTTCTCGCAACTGCCATTTGGTGCGTTGCTGAGACATGCTGCCGCCTGCATCAATGACCTTGCTGGACAAGTCAATTTTTATGTCCATCGAGGAGAACGAAAGGGAGTTACCCTTTCCTTCCCGGTTGACATCGCCCATCAGCGGCTCCCCGCCAACGGTATCGACCAGATCGAGCGACACGGTGTCGCCAGGACTCTTCATCAGGTTATCGATACGCACGATGGGCATGCCAGGGGCGGATTGACCGGCCACCTTACTCATGGCGGCATTCGGCTCGATAGGCCCGACGAGGTTATCCATTGCCGTGGTTGCTTTCAGCGTGTTTGCCAAAAGCGCAGCGCTATACTGCTTGATTGCCAGCGAGCTGCCGCTGGCGATATTGGTTTCAGCCATTTCCTATTTCCTTTTAATCGAGTTCGGCCCTCAAGGCTGCGGCTTTGTGCGCCGGCATCTTCATCAGCTTCGCGGCAAGCTCATGCGGGTTCATGTTCGCAAGTTGCTCTGCCTCGGAAGTGGATGTGACGCCTCCTTGAATATCCGATAGGGTTGTGGGTTTCCGCACCGGAGCGGCCTCTACCTTTGCTTTCGCTTCGGCCTTGGTCTGCTTCGGATCGGCTGGTTTATTCGGTACAGAGGCTTCGGGCAGAATGGCGCGCACCCGGCGGACCACCTCACCGAACCGGTCGGCAAAAGGCTTATTCGCCCATTTGCTGGTGGTCCTGAGGATTTCGTCCTGCTTCATTGCTTCTTCCCATGCTTCCGGATCGTTGCCTTCCCAATGCACCAGGTCGGGGTTATTGTCCTTGGCTTCGGCGATTTGCTCGGCCACGGTGAGTTGCTTGGCGCGCTGGGATTCCTCCCGTTCGCGCTTCAACTCATCGAGTGTTTTTCTGAGTTCTTCGCCATGCTTCCGGCTTCCTTCGAGAACGGCAGTAATGACTTGGTGAACCTCGGGCATGTCGGACTTGAGCTTTTCCAGATGCTTTGCAATGGCGTCATCCGCAACCGCTGCATCCTTCTTGCTGCCAGCCTCATCCTTTGCCTTCAGAAGTTCATCCAGCTTGCCCTGGGCCTGCTGTAGCTGCTCGCGCAGCGATGAGTTCTCAACACGAAGTTCCTTGTGCTTTTCGTAAGGAATAATCCCCTTGCCGTTCTTTGTGAGAACGACCGGCTCTCCTTCCCCCGCGCCGTTAGCCGCGCCTTCCTGTTCTTCCTGTTCGGGTTTGTCGGTTGCCGTTTCCGATGCGCCACCCTTTGTCGCAAGGATCTCCTCGAGCTTTTCCGGATTGGTTTCCAGAGTCTCGATTTCCTCGGGCGTCAGGGTATTGATTTGCTCATCCGTAAGCTGATTCAATTCCATTTTGCCTCTTCCTCCAACTGCGGTATCGTCGTGAGCACGCCGCGAAATGCGGGGTTGGTAAAGACTGCGGTATCGCCGTTAGCGCGAGTTATCCGGAAATTCCGGATAACTGGATTTGATGCTCATTAAAAAAGCCGCCCGGTTTCCCGGAGCGGCTCCTAGTATTCTGATTTAACTGTTTATTTTGCTCTTACAAATAACCTTCGCTGCGTAGCAGAGACATCTTCCACTGCGCCGATATTCGGCTGGCTGTAAAACTGCTTGCCGTAAAAATCCTTGCCGCCCAAGTTGTTTCCGGCCCTTATAACCGCCGGATTGCTCGGCCTGAATTCTCCGTCCAGGTACGGGTTCTCGATTATTGTGCTCTGGAGAACCGCGACTCTTTCCAGTAGCGGGTAGCCGTGAGCAACATTCCTGTCAGCGGAGACTCCCGTCACATCCGGAAAGATGTCTGCGGCATACTGACGGTTGCCGTAATTCTGCAAAATGTTCTGCTTTATCTCTCCGCCGCCGCAATTGGGAAACATCACGATTTCACCGTTTGCCCTTATTCCAACTGGTCCTAAATTATTATTAACAAATGTATTTTTGTTGACCATGCTTCCTTTTGCAGACGCCGCCTGAAATCCTGCCGCCTGGTTTCTCGTGGCAATGCAGGATTCAACGGTATTGTTGTCTCCCAGATTCAAGGAAAATCCGGCGCCTTGATTATCGTGGGAATAATTCCTCCGAAATATCGAGCTATCCGCCCAATTGTCGAATGCGAAACCGTGTCCCTCGACATCCGTCGCCCTCGGATCGTTGAAGTTTCCCCATGCTTCGCAGTCTTCGACCAAGATGTTGTAGCATCGGCCCCAGGCATATCTCACGCTCTGGTTCTTCGGGTCGGTTGACGATCCCACGTTGATGTAAAGCGTGCCTGCCGATACTCCAAACTCGCCGGCGGCGGGAGTCGTGGGGGTGGATATATTCTTCGTCAGTCTCCCGTAGTTGCTTACGTTCGTAATGACGTAGTAGACGTCAAGCTGGTAAACCGCCAGCGCGCGCGACCAAATAGTTCCGCTCGTATTCGTCCAGCCTGAGGTCGTGAACTCCTGCAACCGGTATTTAGATGAGAATCCATGCCCACCTGTCGGGGCGTCAAACCCATTTCCATGGAATTTACAGCGCCGAACTACCACATCGTGCGCCCCGTTAACTATCATGCCGTGCACCGGGTTGCCGAAAAATTCCGAGTCCTCGATCAGATAATCGCCAGTATCGCCAGTTGATGTATCCGTTCCGCCAAAAATCAACCCGCTGCCATTCGGTATACCAAGAGCTGTGGTTGCAGTATTGGTAAAAAAGCACCGTCGAATCGCGTGACCGGAGTTCTGCGTTGACCCTGCCGCGAGCAAGTACAGCGTATAGGTTGCCCGGCCCAGTCCATCGAAGTACATATCCTCGAAGTCGATATAACTCTTCCCGCTGACGTTCAGGACATAGGCGTTATTCAATCCCCCGGTTGGCGGAGGCGTCCATATCGAATATGGGACTTGCGCGACGCCATAGGCCCCATACCGCGTTCTCTGCGTAGTACTTGCCCCTGACCCAGCGCCCACATTCGCAGCCGAGATTACTTGAGTCGTCCCGCGCTTGAATAGATAGGTATCGCCTTGCGCCGCGCCGGGGAAACCAGCCAGCACGAAAGTTTCATAAAACTTCTTTGCGGCGCCCTCGCTCTTGCCGTTGTTGCTATCTGATCCGCCGTCCGAGTCGAAATACCAGACCGTCATCTTTACGCCCCGGCGAAGTGCAGCGCCCTGAAGTATTCCAGCTTGAGCGCTTCACTACCATTGGCCCGCTGGCCGGTGATCTCGACTGTCACATTTACCGAAAAGTCGATGGCGTAGGTCTGCGGCGAGCCGGTCCCGGATGTAAAGTAGTTGCTGTCGTAAGGTTGAACCTGGGATTGCAGCGAATTACGGTTCGCCAGGACAATCAACGGCGCTTCTCTCGCAACAGTCGTGCGCGTATTGTTGTAAACCGTCACGCCTGCGACCTTGACCTTGATAATCTTGTTATTGGCTGAGTTCGTGAACGTCCAGAGCGGCTCTATCTGAAGAATGCTGTTCGGCCCCAGCACCCCGGATTTGATAGTAAAGGACGCCAGAATTTCATCAATATTGGTCGATGCACACGACGCTGCCACCGCGCTGCTCGAGAGCACCTCCACCGGCAGGGCAATGGCTAGGTAATTTACCGCGTCACCGGCATTTATCAGGTCCAATTCGATGGCCTGATCAAACTCTCCGAATTGGCCGGCGCGATACACTGTGCCCCCGACAAACGCCGTATCGATAAACTTGATCATGAGCTTACCCTATTCTGGAATTGGACATTCTGCGAAGCCATGTTGGCCGCAGCGGCACGTTCATCGAGCGCTTGCTTCTCCTGCTGAATCGTGATGTTCTCTGCCTTGATCGTGGCGTCCGTGTGCACTTGTTCGGCCTTGATCGCCAGTTCCTGCTGCCGGGCCTCGATGTCAGCCTTGAGCTTCTCGACCTCGGCCTGCAGCTTCGCCACCTCCGCTTGCTCCTTGCTCATATTGAGCTGGATCATCTGCATCTGCAGTTGCTGCTGCATCTGGGCCATCTGAGCCTGCTGCGCTTCCTGTTCCGGTGTCATCTTCCCAGGAACATTACCCACTTTGCGGCAGAGATCCGCGTATTCATGCCGATTAGGAATATCGGATAACTCGATCATCGCTGGATAAAGAACCGCCTGATACGGCGGTGGAGCGGCCTGCACCATCTGACTGAAGGCCTGCAACTGCTGCGCGCGAAAGCTCGGCGTTGATGGTATGTTTTCCAGCACAACCTTTATCTGGGCAGTAGCCAGGTCATTCTGAACAACCGGACCCTGTGGCGTCATGACCTCGTGATTCAGGTAAATGACCTTCTGCACGCTCCCCTGCTTGACGGATACCTGCATAGGCTTGCCAATCATGTCGGCCTTGGCAAAGGCAAGAAGCTGTTGCCCCACAAGCCGCCGCGCATACCGGAAATTATCGTTCGGCTCGGCCAGCACCGTGGAGCCCTGCTCCACCAGATTGCTGATTGCAACACCGCTGCTGGCTTCGGTATTTGCTCCGAGCATGGCCCGATAAATCCCGCTGACCTCTTCGATCCTGCGCTTGCGCTCCTGCACCAGTTGGAACACTTGCGCGGCCAGGGCGTTATCCGTCGTGACCCTGAACCCGTTGGCGTTCCTGCGCTGGGAATTCAGTATGGTCATCGAGCGTGGGCTACTGATATTGTTCGCCACCTCTTGATAGGTGTTCTGGCTTAGGTCCAGCGCGTCGTTGTCGATCTCGACCCGCTTGGAGTTCAGCACCTCATAAAGCAGGATGTCGAGATCGATTATCTGGTCCTGCGGCCCGCGCATGTCACGGATCAGGCCGTATGGCGTGCGGCTGCGGTCCTTCCGAAAGCACCAGAATGGCACATACGGAAAATTCCCATGCGGCAACGGCGTGGGCACATCCATGAGCTTGTGCGGCCCAAGCCAGATCGATACACGCACCCGGGGAAGAAGCGCTTTCTGCACCTGCACCAAGCCCTGCGCGATCGCTTGCTCATGCAGCGGATTCTGCTCGTTGTACTCAATGGTTGTGCCGATTGGCAGCATCAATACCGGCGCCTGCTCGTGATGCCGATACCACAGCTCGGAGAGGCGAACCATGCCGGAGGACCGGTTCAAGTATTCTTCCTGGCTTTGTCCCCAGGCTTGCTCTACCTCATAAGCCCTGGCCATATTGCTATCGCTGCCGTCATACACATCGAGCGTGCGCCAATTGTTCCAGCTCGCCTGGATCAGATCGGTTTGCTCGGGGAACATGGATGTCGCCTGGTCACGGTCCACCCACTTATCTCGGCGCAGGTAGCGCGCATCCGACAAGTCCGGTTCCCGAGCGGTCCAATCCCAGAATATGTCGTTCCTATGTACTTCCCTGACGCGATACGGATACTTCAGCGGATCGAATTCACGCGATACTTCTACCCATCCCAGGCCGGCGCGCATCATGCTCGAATAGGCGTCCGACATTGCACGATCAGCGCGGCTCTCGGTTTCGATCTCTTTGATCTTGGCGGAAAGAGCCTCTGCAATTTCTGCTTGCTGTTCGTCGTCGGACGTGACCTTGTAATCGGTGCGGGATCGCGCTTCCAGGCCCAGCACGGCGTTAATCGTGGGCTTTACCAAGTTTGAGTCTTGTGGCGGAATTCCGGCCTCTTTCAGCCGCTGGATAACGTCCGAGCGCAATTGCGAACCGTCATAGTAGTCGCAGTCAACCGAACTATCCTCGCGCCATTTGGGTTGCTCCCTTATCGTCCTGCAGATAGCGCTATATGCTTCTACGGAAATATCGGCTGTGATCGGGGCTTGCTGGTTTCCGTTGCTCATTTACCAGCCTTTGTAAACTTGAAACCAACAGCCTTTACCTTTCCGTTGAGGTATTTGCCAACAGAATCGCAGCCGCAAAGGCCGTCATAGACCGACTGTGGAACGCCCTCGTATTCATAAATACCGCCAGAGGTATATTCGACACGAAGCTTCTTGCTAACCGGATCGTAACCGTGAGCCTTTACCTGTGAACTCTTGCAAGACTTCATGACAACGCTCACGAGCGCCACCCGCCAATCCGGATGCCGCGCGCGCTCGATGCCGTCCTGTCTTCCTCGATGGCCACAGCCAGATACCGCAGCGCATCGGCGGAGTGGCTTGACCAGTCATGCAGTGGCCGCCCGGACAGCTCTTTCGTGTCGGGGTTAGTATCAAATCGGTAGTGCCTCAAAGCCTGGATTCCCTCAGCGCATTTTTGCTCATCGAAATACAGCCTGTTAAAAATGGTTCTGACAGCATTGATACCATCCGCGATGGACAGATTCGGAACAATCCTCACATTGCGGCCGGCAGCGGTCATCAGTTCCTCTACACTTCGCCCGGTCGCAATCGTCTTGGCCTTGGCATCGTGCGGCAGCCACACCGTGCCGTACAGATACGGCTTATGCTGCATCACGCCCAGGTAATGCTGGAGCGGCTGCTGAGCTGCGCTGTAATGATCAATGAGCCTGATTTCCTGATTCACTGTCTGAGCAAACCACATGCTGGTGCTGTCAGCCCAGCCGAGATCGAAGAAAACCTGCACTTGCCGGGCAGCATCATATGGAACTGAGCGAATCCGGCCTTCCTCTTGCGCCTGGCGCAATTCCCTGGCATAGATCGCGCCATCGAGCGTTACCCGACATTCACCCTGCCAGATATTCTGGTATCCATCCGGATCGCGCGCCTTGAGTTCGTCCTTTTCCTTGCGAAGCGTCTCGGGAAACCAGGGATTGTCATCCCAGTTGATCTTCACCACCCTGGCATCGCTGGGCGGATTCTTCACGAACCGCTGAAAAGTCTCGTCAGTTTCCAGCTCCGGATTGAACGTCAGCCAGATTTCCGATCCATCTTTCCGAATGGTTGGAATCAGCGTATCCCAGCTGGACTTACTGACTGTCTGCGCCTCTTCCACCCAGACCCGGTCGACGCCTTCGAACGACTTAATTTTCGTGATGTTGTTACGCAGGCCGGCGAACACGAATTCGGTCCTGTTTGCACCCTTGATCGTCGTGTTCTGCACCTCGTAGAATGTTTCGAGTCCGAGTTCCGCAATCTGCGACTGCAGGAGATGGTGCACGGATTCAGTAATCGAGTTCTGAAATTCCCGAGCGCATAAAATGCGAAGAGGGCTCGCGGCCCCCTGTATCAATAATGCCCTGGCGACGCCCCAGCTCTTCGCTCCGCCGCGGCCGCCGTACGCAACTTTGTATCGAGCAGGCTGAAACAGGAATTGTAGCTTCTCGGGGAACTCAGCTTTTACAGCGGTCACACCATTGCCCAAATCACAACCGCGCCAGCAATGCCGAGCAGCACATCCATGATGTGAATCTCGACGCCGCGCTCTCTACCATCACTGTCGATTACACCAAATTCCCAAACACCGAAAAGTTCCCTAAAGTCTTTTATGCTCATTTGATTAATTTTTAAGCGAAAACTGGAAAGTTACTAGCCATGCGGGTTTGGTATTCCTTATCCACTCTTCCAATAACAACCTTATCCACAGAATTTGTGGAAAGAATAACTACTTTTCTGGAACCCAGCCGATGCGGCTTATATGCGCGTCACAAGCCGCGCATTGCAGCAACGGGAAGAAATCGGGGCCGTCATGGATGATCTTAAAAGTCTTGTTGCGGCATTCCTTGCAGGCAGTCAGCGCTTGCGCGTCGAGCATTGCGTTTTTGCTCGAATAGGCCAAATACACAACATTTCCTGCCATGCTAGACCATTGACCGCATCAAAATAATCGATTGTAGAGCGTTGTAGTAGCTCAATTTTTGTGCAATTACGCTATTTCTGGCCATTTGCGGCGACAAATGACACATGGATACCACTTGCCTTTAAGGCATCGTCAAGAGGTGTTTTGCTCTCAATTCCGAATGCTTCACGCTCCATCGGAATCAGGTTCTTCAATGCCTCAGCAAGAGCCTTCATCGTGGCAACTCGGCCAGGGAGGCTTGATGCTTTGCGAAAAGCTTCCAGCGTTTTTGTGGCCAACTTGGCATCAGTCTCTTCTTTAAGAGCGGGGTATACCAATTCTCCTAACGCAGAAAGCAACTCAGGATCCGCTGATTCTCCCTCAAGCTCATTGAGCAGCGACATCGCAAGCTTTCGCGCTCTGGCAATATCTTGGCGATGCCCAAGAATGACATCCTTTTGCGTTTCCGAGGTTGCCTCGATTACCGCCTTTTCGGAAACCTTCTCATCAGCGTTAACTTCACTGTTAACCGCTGCCCTGTTAACCTTTGCTTCCGTCGCTGCCTTGATCTTTGCAGACAGGTCCCGAGTCCACCCTTCACGATCCGCACGCTTCTTTATCGCAACGTGGGAGACACCGTATTCAGCGGACATGACGCGCAGAGACTTTACGCCCGCGCGGTAATCCGCCTCGATTGATTCCCAATCGACGGGTTTCTTTTTCTCGGTCATCGGGCTTCTGATTTGGTGGAGTTGCACCCTTTTACGGCAGCTCTCAGCATCACCTCACATGCGGATCTTTCCTCGATCTCCTGACGCAACGCCCGATTGATCACAATCGGATCATCTGCAGGTGATACCCGATCTACTGCGTAGGCGTCTTTGCATTCCCCAGGCAGCACAACGGAGCAATAGATCGGAATGGGCTTTTCTACTACGCGTGTCTCGATAACAGGTTTGGCGGCACAGCCAAACAGGAAAGCCATGGCGCTTACGGAGAGGATCAGCAAAGCAGCCCGCATAAGCTTACTGATGGCGTTGCGCAACATACTCTCTCTGCTCCTGGATGATGGCTTTGCACTGCGCCTCAGGCTCCGTAGGGACGGGAGGCAGCGCTTTGATACTCGCTACTGCTGCCTTATGCTTCGCAACCAGCACTTCAGCGTCACGCATGGCTGCCGAAGCAGCCTTCTCCCGTTCTTCCACGCCCTTGGTAATCAAGCCGACAGCGGACTTCACGCCCTCGATGTCGGTAGCGCACCGGTCATTCGCTGATTTCAGAGCTTCATTGCTGGACTCCAGGCGAGATATCTCCGCTCCATCCTTCCAGTCCTTCACGGCCCATCCGCTGCCGGCGCCAACCACAAAGATGACGATGGCTATCAAAACCTGAAGTGCAGCACCAGCGAACATTTACGAACATCCATAAAAAAGCCTGCTCAATGGCGGGTATCGAATAAAGTCCGAAAGGACCTGGAATTTGATACTAGTTCTTCTATACTAAAACTTTCCCGTCTCACCCAAATTACATACCTTTCCGACCCTTTTGGAAGTATTCGTCATGGGCCAATTAGTACCCTATATCCGCAATCCGGATGGTTCTCTCATCCGCGTGGCGGATGGTATCTACCAGTCCTCAAGCAAGCAGCTAGACCCATACCTATTCGAGCAGAGGCTGATAGGCTGGCCTGAATCCAGGGTTTTTTGGGAAAAACCGTTTGGCCCCAGTGTGGGAGTAGCTTCTTCAACTGAGGATCTGGGGTCGCTGAGCAATACCGCTACATCAGGCGGCCAATAAAAAACCCAGCCGGTTAGGGACTGGGTTGGAATAAAAAACCCACTGGGTTAGCGGGTTTTCGGGTTTTACCGTGAGAATTTCTCACTCTATAGAATACTTCTATCAGCGCTTCCCGAAAAAAGCAAGCTGATTTTCTGCTTTTTCATCCCACATTCTGAACAAAACCTTTTTAACTTTTAATGGGCTAGATTGAGTACAGCGGTAAAGCATTTTTATTGATAACGATAAACAATATTTGCAAGGAGAAGAGAAATGTTCAAGAAATTAAAAGAAAAGATGGATGAATTAAAAGAATTGTTCGGGGAAAATGCAATGTCTGTAATCATGACGGACCTTGCTGCCATAATAACTGGTTTAATAATCATAACCTTATGCTTTTTTTTGGGTGATAATCTAGAGGATTACTTCTACAATGTTCTTATAACGATACTAGGTATGTTATTGGGATGGGCGCTGGGTATGTTCTTTGCTCCCTATGACAAAACGGAAACAGACAAATTTACTGCTATTGGTCAATCGATTTCGGCCTTCGTGTCGGGGTATGTTGTGAGCAAATTAGATCGCTTTCTGGAAGCAACGATGTTTGTTGACAAGCTCCCATCAGAAGCCACATGGACTCGTTTAGGTTTGTTTTGCAGTTCTCTTGTCCTAACCGTGCTTACTGTGTTTTCTAATAGAAAATATTTTAGCGCTGGAGGGTCTGGAGATGCTGGGGGAGGTGGGGGTGGTCCCTCCGGCGCAGCCTCGCCTTCGGGCTCTGCTACAACCTCAACCCCTACAACCTCAACCCCTACAACTTCAACCCCTACAACTTCAACCCCTACAACTCCTACCCCTACCACTCCTACCCCTTGACAGGTAAACTCCCCCCAGTCCAGCGCTGACTTTCAAGCGCTCAGCGTATTAGCTGAGCGCCACCTGGATTAGATTAACGTCATGCGTAAATACGCTGGCACAAAATCAGCCCATGCCCTTCAAGCTCTCCCTGAATCTCCACCATTGCCCGATCTCCTACCGCATCCAGCACGTCGTAAACCGTGCGGCGGATTTCGATTACCTTCGCATCCCGGCACTTTAAGTCGTACCGGATAGCCCGGTATCCGATGTTCACCCCGAAGTAGCACAGCAGCAGTTTGTACGCCCCGCGGCGGCCGTGTATGCCGGTACCCAGGCTGCAAAATATCCGGTTCATCAGTATCGTGACATGCTCTGCACCCGTCATCCCGCCGAAGCGCGCAGCGATATATTCCCGGCAGGCCGGATCTGGCAACCGCTCAGCAATACCGATGATCGCAGCCGCCTGGGCGTGCTGCTCGTGCACTGACAGCCCCTGTATCGCTTCAGGAGGCATCCTGCGCCCATGCTCTTCCCGCATGCGGTTCGCGCCGCTCAATTTCACAATTGGCCGGTTGACGGTTTCGTATGCCCAGGCCAGGGCGCTATGGGCGCTGTGAAACATCAGCATCCTCCTTTCGCGGTTTTGATCTTTGATCGGACAATCTTTTCTTTTCGCACACCGGGCAGCGCTTGTGCGTACGCCGGCCGGATGAGCTGTATCGCCATTTCCAATCGCCAGTGTCCGGCCGCATTTGGCAACATCCAGGGCAGAATCTAAGCACGGAACCCTCCCCTCTTCGCGATCTTCACAAGCGCCTTGAAATGAACGGACTTGCTTTGCCGGTAGAACCCATCTTTTTTGGCGCGTGCGCTCACCTTGGTTTTCAACTTGTGCGCCTCGGCCTTCTCGCGTCGTTCGGTTTCCGCCAGGAGGCCATCCCCTATCACCTCAGGATTCCGGTACTTCCAGCTTTCCATGGGAACAGGGAATTTCATCTATCCTCCGAAATAGCGCGATTGGTCAACGCCAACAAACCGGTTTCATCCAGTTTCCACATGCGCTCGAATCCACGCCTATGAAGCCCATGCACGCCGGTCGCACCCTGGTGATGCTCAGGACATAAAGGAGAAACAGCAAAGTCATCAGCAGGCACGGTTACGTGATGCACACTTACCGGGCGCGTCTCAATCCCGAGTTTGTACATGCACACCACGCAGGGAAGCTGCGCAACTCGATCCATGTGAGCTTTAGCTGCCTTGCTCACTCGCCAAACCCTTCCAATATCGAGTCCATCATCTCGTATGCCTGATCCTTGCCGAGATGTTTCCAGAGGTACGGGGCGGCGTGCTCACCGCGCAGGAACTCGATTACCTGGGCGTGAAATTGCCGGAACTCCTCCTCGTCGGCTTTGGCGTATGAGATGCTTTTCGGCAGTGGCACTATTCCGCCCTTGGCGCCCGGTACCCACACAACCCAGGCCGCTCCAATCTTTATCCAATCCCTGAACATCTCGAAGTCATTGAAGCGTTCTTGCGCATCAAAAAGGGTTTGCTCGATCTTCATATGGCGCCGATGGAACGGACCTGAGCGCGGGAATACCATCTCCACCGCGGCCATTTCCCCGGGCTCCATGCGAGTAATCCGCTTCCAGAAATGCCGCCAGGCTTTACGGTCATCCTTGCTCGCGCCATCGACGGCACCGAACAGAAATGAGCGCACGGCTTCCAGCACACCTTCCTTCGGCATCTCCATATCAGTGCGGCAGATAGTCATCTTGGCCATGTCAGATTGACTCATCCAGAAACTTTCGAAGCTCATTTTTCGCCCGAATCATTCTCTCTCCGCGCTTTCCGTTGGGATGCATTACGATGTATGTAAGCCACTCGTATGCATCCTCAGCTGCCGCTTCCAGATTGAGGGGGTTACCTTCTTTATCCCATTCAGGGGCTACCTTTTTGTTGGCGTCAACAATATGGTCGGTCATGGCTTATCCTTACCCACTTGACCTGATACCCCTGTGCCTTTGCCAGCTCTATAGCTTTTTTATCAGGCCATCCAAGTCCTATCCTCCACGCGTCATCGGCGTTTTTAAAAGCAGTGTCGGCCAGCACGTTCCCGTTAGGCCAGATCATTGCCCATGCGCCTTTAATCATGATTCCAACTCCTGCACATGAATCATCGCGCGCGCCTGCTCGGCGTAGCGCTTCCGCACCGTAAGATCGACCACCTGCTTATCATCTTTCCAGACAATCTCATTACAGGCATCCAGAGTCAGTTTCGCGGAATTGTCGAGGTCCGGTTTGGATGTAGGGAAGATTCCGCCGTTGAGCGCGTTGCGCTGCTTCTTCTGCGACCAACTGGCAGGAGGCGTCACATACAGGCCGATCCATACCGATACAGCTCCATCTATCACCGCCCTGCCCTGCATGGCTTCAGCAGCTACCAACTTCACCAAGTTTTCGTAACTGGCAGTTTTTTCCGGAGTGTATGTAGCGACAAAATTGCCGCGGCGCGCGAAACGAGGGCGACCTTTCCCAATAGGAACCCCAGGAATCGTGAATTGGATATTCATGCCACCACCCCCGGGCTCACGAACTTCACCAGCAACTCTGTCTGCTCCTGGTCCAACTCAATCGGATCGGAACTCAACCCGAATAGCATCAACGTGCCATCCGACGTGCGCGCCAGGCGGAAACGGGATTTGGTCGGCAACCGATTGGTAATGACCTTTTCAACGATGTCATTAACATGGTGAGTTACCGCATTGAAGGTGATCGGCAAAGCACTATTTATCTCATCGCAATCAGCGTCATTCCTAGTTTTCAACCCGTTCGGCTCCTGGGTTTTATTTCCGTCGATTTCGCCAGAATTAGCCGCTCCATTTCTCCTAGCATCGGCCAGCAGCATTTCAGGCGTAACACCCGGCGCGAGCGCATAAGTTTTATTCGCAACACCACCAGTAATTACGATGAGTCCGCGATCAACGTGATTCCTAATGAACGGCTTGATCGTGTTGGCCCCAGAAGCGCGAATAAGGTCTTTTCCTGAAACACTTCCTCTCTCAGCGATGGTTTCAAGGATGATGCGGGACTTGCTTTTCTGCTCCATAAATGGCTTCTCCAATTCTTTAATAACTGGGGCGTTCAACCCTGGGGATACGTTGTCCGTTCGTAGTGGAGCGGGCGGGCTGATAGAGAACTGCTTGAAACTCACCTTCTCCGGCACGCCGGTGGGCCACACCATGATTTGAGTTACACCATGCTTTGAAACGATGCATTTGTTTATGCTGCGCGCGGCATACATTTCCTCGACAAGTTCGAGCAGCGGGCCCATGGCCATGCAAGCCTTTTCCCTGAGAACGCGAAGTGGCATTGGGTTTTTGGAATCGGATCCAGAGAGCAGAGAAAGAATCTTGTCCGACGTCATCACCCCTCCCCTTTCTTCAATCGAAACATCGTGCACCTTATTCCCCATCTCTCGCCGAGATCACACCGCTTCGCGCCGCGTACCGAGAATTCATGGATACAGCCGGAGCAGGAAAGGATGGGGCGAGTGGTTACGAGGAAACGATTCATTCCGCATCCCCATCCCAGTCGAACGCACGTCGCCCGGCCTTGTCGAGCAAGGCATGCCATTCACGTTTCTGCAATGGAAACTCACCGGTGGTGGCTGACTCAATATTGCTCGTTGCGACATCAATTGCTTCAGCGGCCTCCTCTGAATTCCACCCAGCAATATCCAGCACCTTCCTGACCGTTTCTGGCGTCTGCTTCATCTCTAGGGAAAACATGCAGGGATGACCTGAGGTGTAGCCCATTACTCGGCCGCCTCTTCAGTTTGAGAAATGGCTTTTAGGGCGAGCATGCTTTTTAGTGCTGCGATATGCTTGAGCCCTTTTGCGGCATCTAGAGGCTTTTGCTCTTCCAGTTGCTGCTGCCTGTGCTCTAGCAAGAATGGGTGATTTACGTTCCCTGTGAGCTGAAGCAGTTGTGCCTTACTGTCGGGAGAAAGCAGGCAAAGAGAGTGATCAAGGCTCAGCTTGCCTGTACGCACCGCTTCGGCTATTGGATGAGGCCGCCCTTCCTTATCGTGGCCCAGAGAAACAAACCACTTCGGCTGAATCTTCTTTTCCCTGGCATCAGCAACAATGCGCGCATATGCATCTTTGAACGCCATCCTGGCGCCCACCTTATCGCCATCGTTCAGTAGAGGTCTCGCTACCTGCATTGCCTCGCCCATTTGCTCGGTAATTACAACCGTATCGCTTTCCGGCCTGCTCATGAGCGCCCAGGCCTCATCTGCTCCCGGCATGCCATCCGCTGCTTGAACCCTTTCAATAATCGCAGCGAGGGTCAACCGTCCGCTTAATTCGCGCCGGCACCGTTTGATAGCTGCCAGCACATCGGGTAATTGATACTCGGACAAATCCTCGGCCATCAGCATCAAAGCGGCGGGCTGTAACTGCGTTCCCATAACTTCAGCTGTCGCGCCCAGGTTTGTGAGAAGGATTTCCATTTCAGACTGTTGCATGCTGCTTCCTTTTCATCATTTCGATTGCCTGGTTCACTGAATCGAAGTTGCTTGCCGTGCGGTCAAGCTGATTTGCTCGGGTGGCTGTCATAGCTCTGCCCGTAGCCCATTGAGTTCGTAAGCCCTCGGCGTCTTTCAGCAACAGGAAGACCGGATGTGTTTTTTGAACGTAAAACTTGTCGTTGTGAGAAACGAAGAAGGCAGCGACATGCGGCGCTTCCTCGTATGGAAGTTTCTGGACGAAGCTTTTAATCGACGAATTTACGGCGGCATTGCGGACTGGTTCTACTCCGTATCGGGAGAAATAAGCATCGCAGTAGCTTTTCCATGTAGCTCTGCAAGCTGCCTGCAATTCGGTTTCAGCAGAAGCTGCAACCTCGCCGGATTTATCCGGCAGAGAAATATCTGTTAATTGGTTTGTTCCCTTGTCTGTTGCTTTTATGCGTGTAGTCGATTGGGCTACGGTAGATGTAGCCGGCTGGGCTACACTTGGAGCAGCCTGTTCGGCTACGGTAGTCGATTGGACTACGGTAGCCTGTTCGGCTACTCTTTTTGTTTTTCTTGCTTCGCTTCTTTCTTTGTAAACGATAGCCAGGTCGGCTACTGTTTCTGGAATGACAATCGTATAGTTTGTAGCTTTACCGTAACCGCCCGCCCCTTCCTTTTTAAGCCACCCAAGCTCAACAAGTTTGGTTGTTGCTGCGCTAATGTTTGACGGATGCATTCCGCAGCGTTCTGAAAGGGCTTCCCGATGAGGAAAAATAAGGCCAGTTGTTTTGTTGCGGAACGAGAAAAGCGTTACCAAAACACGCATGGTTTCCAGAGTGAGGCGGTTGTCCATCATTACCTCGACCGGGACTATCGCAAATGGATGCGCCTGCTCTGTAGCGTGCTTCATGCTATGGCCTCTTCTTGCTCGAGGCGAGTTTTGTTTTTGGTAGGATGTTTGGCTACAGATAAAATCACCACCGACACTCCCGTCCCAGCGAACTCGCCTGAATAAACGCCGGACCAGGAAAGATCGCACCCGGGTAATGAAACTTGGTTTTTGGCTGAGGCCGGCAGCACAGCCACAAGTCGACCGCCGCGTTCCAGAAGCCCATAAGCAGATTCAAGGTGTGCTTGCCAGCGCCCCTCAGAAAAAGGAGGGTTCATGACGACCCGGGTAAACGAGCACGCATGCTTTCGTTCTTCCGCCCACTTCAGAAAATCTGCCTGCTCAACGTCAAAGCCTTTGAACTCAAGAATCTTGCAATGTAGGGCAGACAGTTCTATGCAAGTGGTACGGGCTACTGGAAGAAAATCTGCTAATCCACCCTGCCCTGCGCTGGGCTCAAGTATCGAATCTGAGGGCCCAATATCAGCCAACTCGATAGCCTCTCGCGCTATCGACTCCGGTGTGGGGTAATACTGGTGCGATTTTTGATCCGGTATGCAACCTGAGTTGATGATTTCAGCGACGACATACTTCGCGTAATAACCGAACTCGATGTCACCTGATCGATTAAGAACTCCGCCGACGGAAATCAAGACGCGAAGCGCTTCCTGGTATGCCGCACAATTGCGGTCTTTCACATAGCCGAAAGAAAATGTATTTTGATTGCCGCGAGAAAACCCGCCATTGGATATAAATTCGAGTACCGCAAACGGCAGAGGACGCACCATTACAGTGAATGCCTTGATCTTTTTTTTAGGCTTGGTACGGAACTCTGACGGGATCGCATGTGGGTATAGACTGGCAAGCACTGAATTCAGTCTCCATGCCATCTCGGGATGAACTTCAAGATGCGCCGTGCCCTTCTTGTAGAGCCGAATACGCAGCGCCCCGCCATCAACCGTATGCCATTCACCGGTATTGGATTTCAATGTATCAATGAGCCGTGACGAGGCGTAATGCTTCGGCATATCCCGCCCCATGAACTTTGCTATCACGCAGCGCAAATCATTGATGTACCCGTTCTTGTCGCCGTAGTAACTGGTCATGTAGCTGATGATCATCCGCTTACCGAACGCTGCGGGAGAGTTGGTTACATGCAGTCCAGAGAGGTTACGGAAGATGCCGTCGACACGCTCAGCCAGAAACTTGGATCGCATCGAAAGCAATGATTCGATGGTGGGTCTCACCGCTTCTTCGGTGAAGTCAACGCACTTCATTTCACGAATTTGATTGTTCCATTCGTCCCGGCGCGCTTGCGGCATGCAGTCGTAAACATCCGTCATATCGAGCGTGCGGGACCAGAAATCTGAATTCAAAGCCGCATAAGCGGTCTTCTTCTCAAAAAGCTTTTGCACCGATGGCGAGTACCGAGAATCCTCCCGGCATCCATCAATGAAATACCGCATACAGCCGCCAAGATCCCCAGCCACTATTCCCGCTATCTGATCGATGTAACCGCGGCGAAGTTTGTAATCGGCAAGCAGGTTGTCCAGTAAATCTGATGATGCCGGCGCAAAGAATTCTTCTTGTTCGAACCCGATGTAATCCTGGTTCTCTGTAGGGGCACTGATCCGGCTATGCTCAGGGGATGAGCACTCAGCGCTGCGGTGTGAGGGTGCTGCCATGAGGTTCATTACGCGCCGCCTTTCATTGAAAATCCCCGAGCATCTTCGCGAGGTTGCGCAAGACTTGTGCAGGATCGGCTGTATTTTTTCTCCTCTCACCGTGTGACAATCTGGTCATCTCAACAGACCGCCGATCAGCAATGATCAGGCTTCGGATATATGAGCTATGCGATAAATCCAGTTCTTCCGCACGGGCCTTGCTCCAGTTATGTTCGTCGGCGGAAAGCATTACCGTGTCGCGAATATCGCGGTTGTCGTGTCGGCTGAACAACGGATCGTTTTCGTCAACCATGATTCAATCCTTTAAAAAACCCCTCCCCGTCGGGAGGGACAAGCTACTCCGGCACAAGAGGGAAAAAGCCGGAGCAGAACAGAAAAGGTGGAGATTCCTGCTGTGGTAGAGTCTGATTTCCACATCAACTTCAATCACGAAAGGAACCTCCATGAGCGAAAGCAAAACTATTCAGGCTCAGAATTTGACGCTGATGATTTACCTGCACGACGGGCAAGAAACGCTGCTGGCAGAATTCTGGAGAATTTGGCAACCACCCAGTCGCGTGCTGCACGAATGGCGCGACGGCGTATTTCTGCTCGCACAGAACGCAATACTTTTCGATCAAGCCAAAGCTCATGATGTGCTTGTTCGAGTATGTCAGTCTCAACTGGCGAAAAATCGGGCGTATCTCTTGATTCCGGTCTCTTCGACGGACGGCTGGATAGCGGGAGGTACACCTTCCGCAGAGTCGAAAGCCATCCTAGAGCGCCTTTCGGTTCCAAATCCGGGTTTTTACCCTTCCTCATGATGAGATACAGTTCATATCCCAGGCTCACGCAACCTCCGGGGAGTTGAGTGCCACGCATTTGAGAAAATGAATTTCCATGGATAAAAGAAAATTTTTTGTTGCTATATTCATTGATGTCCCAGATAGCTCGTACGCCAGGTTATCGGAAGCATTCAAAGCGCTCTCCGACGATGACTATGAGATAGTTCACCTTCACAGAACAGGCGCCTTTTTTCTGGTAAATACCAGACACGACGCAAACAAAATTGCATATGCAATTTCAGATTTTGTGCGCGCGGATGACCGGCACCTCATCATTGAGTGTTCCGGTGATTGGTATACGTACGGTCTGAGCAAGGCGGCGGCGTGGCTTCAGCGCCATCACACCCAAAAATGAACCGCATCTGAGCCTTCCGTATCGGATCGCTGATGAAATCGCAGAGCCGGGCAAGCCAGGCAATGGGACTGCGAAAAAGAAGCCAGCCATGAAAGCGTTTCATGCAACCTCCGGGGAGTTGGTGCACAGCTCGGTAGCGATCAACGCCTCACGATATGGAAGCCAATGCTCTATATCCGTACTTCCGGGAAAGGAAGTTGAATCTACCTCAATACCAAGGAGGGAAAACAACTTGAGAGCAGCGGACTTGTTGCGATACGGAGGATGATTGTTTTGGAACGCAAACTGGAAATACCCTTTCTTTGGAATAGCTGGGCCTCGTCTCAAATTGCAAGAACGGCAGACCGGGTCCACTTCCAGCGGCCGGTTGTAATCCCTATGGTCATACTCGACGGCTTTGTTGCCACAATCGCTACATTTAAATTGCGTGGGATGCTTGAGAGCGCCAGACTTTATGGCGCCACAAACCTGAGCCATAGCGCCGGCGCCGCCATGATCATGAAGGAAATATTTTCCCGAATAATTGATCGATGTCCTGCACGAAGAGCAACGGAAATATTGAGAACCTCCCCTAGCTCTTTCTTTTGTTCCACAAACACGGCATTTATATGTGCCGTACGCACCAATTGGGCGACCGAGCTTTACAGATGTTCCGGTCACGCGGCCACCTCTTTCCTTGCACAAACTTCGGAGTGCAAAGCCAGCAAGGCTTGCGCATCAGCGAATTTGAGATCCGTTTGTTCACCACGATAAATATCGGAGACCCATGATTGAGCTCTAGCCAACCGTGAAGCGATTTCGACTTGTGTCCAGCCTGCCGACACGATCTCGATCATTATTTGTTGAAAATTTGGATTCATAGTTATAAGAATATCGCTTACGCGATTATTTGTCAATCGCCTATGCGATCATTTTTTCTATCACAATTGCGATAATGGATACGTTAGGGAAAAGACTGAAAGCGGCTAGAGAGACTTTCAAGCCGAAAAAGTTAACGCAAAAGCAGGTTGCGGATCGGGCAGGTATCGCCCAAGCAACGGTGGCCGATATAGAGAGAGGAAGAAATGAGACTACGACAAAATTACCAGATCTTGCCTATGCGGTGAGTTGCTCGTTGAATTGGTTGGCCACCGGCAAAGGGGAAATGAGGGGTAGCGATATACCAAGTAAACCGAGCGATGGGAACAATCAAACGGAACCAAACCTCACCGATGAGCAGCAACATATCCTTTCGGTGATGGAGGCCATAGGCCCAGAGGCCAGAAAGGCCCTTCTTCAGACGGCGTCTCTTCTCGCCAAATCGCATCAGTCAGTAGTGACTACCACGGAAAAACCACATCCCGAGCGCGGTGTAATAACTCCTTCCAAGAATATAAAATATCCGCCGCTACCGGAAAGGCGGATTCGGAATAGGAGGGAATCAGATGGCTGAGAGGGAGCCACCATTAAAGCTAGTACACCCAGAAATATCGCATGATACGGTGCAAGCCCTGGAAACTCTTTTGACGAAAGCGAAGGAG